ATACTCAAGGACGTTTCCTGGTAGTTGACCCGGTATTTATGGAGCTTCTTCGTGACGAAGATTCACGCTTTATGAATGCTGACTTTGGTGAAGCAGGTGGACTGCGTAATGGCCTTGTCATTAACAACTTCCACGGTTTCCGTATGTACACTTCATCAAACCTGCCAGCGGTAGGCGATGGACCTGGTACTTCAGGAGCAGCCAACCAGAACACTAACTTTGGTGTGATTGTTGCTGGACATGATTCTGCTGTAGCAACTGCTGAGCAGATCAATAAGACGGAAACGTATCGTGACCCTGACAGCTTTGCTGACATTGTTCGTGGTATGCATCTATACGGTAGGAAGATTCTTCGCCCAGAAGCAATCGTCACTGCCAAATATAACGCAGCGTAAGGGGGTATTTAGTTATGGCTACTATTACTATGTCAACCAACTCTGCTTCCACTTCCAATAACGGTGGAACAGGGAATAAGAAACTCCGTGGTGCGCTTACTGTTTTGCAAAACGATATTGATATGGCTGATGCCATTTTGCAAAACGGTGGCACAGCTTTAGCAGCAAACGATATTATTGAAGCTATCGCTGTACCTGCAAACACTATGATCCTACACGCAGGGTTCAAAGTGGTGACAGCAATGGAAGGTACTACTACTGACTCTGCTTTTCATATTGGTATCACAGGAACTGATGTAGACATCTTTGCTGCATCATTTGACTTAGATGGTGCATCTGTTGGTGATCACACACCAGCAATTACATCATCAGGTGTTTGTGGAAATCTACCAGTGTTTACTGCAGCAGCAGATACACTTGATGTAGAGATTCAAGCATCTAGTGGAACTATCACTGGTGGTATTATTCGTGTGTACGCAGTTTGCGTTATCATGGATGACATCTCACAGTCAGGTTCTGCAAATGAAGTAGATCGTGATCTGCTTGCATAATAGTTAAACTTTAGGGGCTGGTGTGTACTGGCCCCTTTAGCTTACCGTAAGGATACATCATGGCGCTTACTTTTCTTACTCTTACTAATAGTGTAATTACACGCATGAATGAAGTAGTACTTACTTCATCAAACTTTACTAATGCCAGAGGTATTCAAGTACAGTGTAAGAATGCAGTCAATGAGTCTATTAGATATATTAACCAGAGAGAGTTTGGTTATCCATTTAATCACGCAACTAATACAGAAACACTTACAGCAGGTAAGGTACGTTATTCCGTACCAACTAGTACTAAGTATATTGATTATAATACAGCACGAATAAAAAAAGATACAGATCTTAATTGTGTAGGTAATAACCTATCTAAAATGAATTACAATGAATACATAGGACAAGAGTACGCTAATCAAGAAGATGATATAGTATCCACTACACTAAATGGATCTCACTCTAGTTCAGTCACAACACTTACTCTTACATCTACTACAGGTCTATCAACTACTGGTACGGTGCATATAGGTAGTGAGCAAGTTACATACACAGGTATATTAGGTAATGATATTACAGGATGTACTCGTGGTGCAGCTAATACAACTGCAGCAACACATGATAGTGGTACTGTAGTAACACAGTTTGATAGTGGTGGTATACCTAAATATATTGTGCGTACACTAGATAATAACTTTTTACTTTATCCTTATCCAGATAAACAGTACGTTTTAACTTTTGATTACTTTACGTTTCCTAGTGATTTATCTGCACATGGAGATACTACAACAATACCAGAAAGATTTTCACCTGTTGTAGTTGATGGTGCAACTGCTTTTGTTTATCAGTATTTAGGAGAGGTACAGCAGTATCAAGTAAACTTCCAAAGGTTTGAACAAGGTATTAAGAATATGCAGACTTTGGTTATTAACAAGTATGATTACTTAAGGTCTACCGTGATAAACTCACCTACGGATTATTCTAACCCTGTACTTAGAGTTTCTTAAACATGGCAGATCTTTCACAGACATCACCAGCGGCTTTCAACTTAGAGGGTGGCCTAGTTTTAAATCGCTCTACGTTTCTTATGCAGCCAGGAGAGGCTCTGCAATTAGAAAACTTTGAACCTGACATTCAGGGTGGCTACAGAAGAATTACTGGACACACTAAATTTGTAAATCATATTGTACCTCAGACTACTGCTTCATCTGAAAAAGTATTAATGGTTTCTACTTTTGCAAATAAAGTATTGGCAGCTAGAGGTGAGAAGATATTTAGCTCTGCATCTACAGAGTTAGCTATTGCTATATCATCTAGTACAGGCATGACAGGTTCAGGTACTATTACAGTAGATAGCACTTCAGGTTTTTCATCTAGTGGCACACTTCAAATCGAGTCTGAAATATTTACTTACACAGGTGTTACATCCACTACGTTTACTGGTGTAACTCGTGCTACCGCAAGCACCACAGCCGCTGCTCACATTATTAATACTATTGTCTCAGAGAGTTGGACTGAGATAGATACAGGTAGAACTAGTGCAGGTAAGTATAACTTTGAAAGATTTAACTTTGATGGCAACGATAAGATAATCTTTGTTGATGGTGACAATGCACCTGTTGTATTTAACACTTCTTTAAGTGCCACTGATGTTAGTGCTTCTTCTGTTGCAGGATCTAAGTTTGTAGCTGTTTATAGAAACCACATGTTTTATGCAGGTAAATCTACAACACCACAAGAGCTAGTATTTAGTGTACCGTTTGATGAGGATGACTTTACAAGTGGTTCAGGTGCAGGTAGTATTAAAGTAGATGATACTATTGTAGGACTAAAAGTATTTCGTGATAACTTATTTATATTCTGTGAAAACCGTATCTTTAATTTAACAGGTTCATCATTAAGTGACTTCGCTATTAAACCAGTTACAAGAAACATTGGTTGTATTAATGGTGATACTATTCAGGAATTTGCAGGTGACTTAATATTCCTTGGACCTGATGGTTTAAGAACTGTTGCTGCTACTGCAAGGATTGGTGACGTTGAGCTTGGTACAATAACACGTAATGTACAATCTTTATTTGATGAAAATATTAAAGATGCAACATTATTTGATAGTGTAGTTATACCTGATAAAACACAGTACCGTATTTTCTTTACTAAAGAAGGACAAGATGTAAGCCTTACGAAAGGCGTAGTGTGTGTTATGAAAGGTCAGAACTTTGAGTTCTCAGAAATAAGAGGTTTAAAACCTTCATGTACAGATACCTTTATTGAAGCTGGTAATGTTTTAGTTTTACATGGTGACTTTGAAGGTTATGTTCACAGACAAGAAAAAGGTAATACCTTTGATGGTACTACGATATTTGCTAAGTACAGAAGTCCAGACTTAGGGTTTGGTGACACTGGTATACGAAAGCATATGCGTAGGGTAATTATTAATTATAAACCTGAATCAGCTATTGACGCAGACTTAATTGTACGGTATGATAACGAATCTTCTGACTCTGCAAGACCTGCAGTATACCCATTAGATTCAAGTGCCGTTGCTGCTCAGTATGGTACAGCAACATACAGTACAACAAGTGAAACTGCACAGTTTGTTTATGGTGGACCTTCTCAACCACTCGTAAGACAATCTGTAGAAGGATCAGGTTTTACTGTAGCATTGAGAGTAAATGACGGTGGTGTAACAGCCCCCTATTCGCTGAAGGGCTTTCAGTTAGAATATCAAGTAGGAGCTAGACGTTAAATGGGTAGTACTTATACAAGACAGTCATCATACACTGACGGTGATGTAATCCAAGCAGCAGACACAAACAATGAGTTTGATCAGCTTTTAGCTGCATTTGCATCTAGCACAGGTCATACACATGATGGCACTGCTGCTGAAGGTGGACCTATTACTAAACTACTAGGTAACACTCTTACCTTTGGTGCAGGTACTTCAGGTACAGACATTACGATTACCTTTGATGGTGAGACTAATGATGGTGAACTAAAGTGGATGGAAGATGAGGACTACTTTGAGTTCTCTGATGATATACTTGTTGCCTCTACAGAAAAGCTACAGTTTCGTGATACAGCTATTTACTTAAACTCTAGCACAGATGGACAGCTTGACATTGTAGCTGATACATTAGTGCAGGTTGCTACAGCAGCATTTACAGTTGATGCAAGTGGTGACATTACATTAGATGCTGGTGGTGCAGATGTTGTACTAAAAGATGATGGCACACAGTATGGTGCTCTTACTAACACATCAGGTAACTTAATTATTAAGTCAGGTACTACTACTGCCATGACATTTAGTGGTGCTAATGTTACCTTTGCTGGTACTATTACTACTACAGGTTTAATCTCTGGTGGTTCTCTTGATATAGATGATGTGCTTATTAATGGTACTACTATTGGTCATACAGATGATACAGACTTAATTACTCTTGCTAATGGTGTAGTGACCGTAGCAGGTGAAATATCTATGACTACCTTAGACATAGGCGGTACTAATGTAACATCTACAGCAGCAGAGTTAAACATTGTTGATGGTGGCACTTCAGCTACTTCTACTACTGTAGCTGATGCTGACAGAGTAGTAATGAATGACAACGGTACTATGGTACAGGTTGCTGTTACTGACTTGGCTGCATACTTTGATGACGAGATTACAGCTATGCCTAATCTTGTTACTACTGCAGCTACAACTGTTGGTGCTTTAGATAGTGGTAGCATTACAAGTGGCTTTGGCACAATAGACACAGGTTCTAGTAACATTACTACTACAGGTGTAGGTTCCTTTGGATCACTAGATATTAGTGGTGATATAGACGTAGACGGCACAACAAACCTAGATGTGGTGGACATCGATGGTGCTGTTGATATGGCATCTACTTTACAAGTTGATGGTGCTATTACATCTTCTGCTGGTGCAACTATAACAACAACTGGTAATGAAACTCAGCTTACACTTACATCTACTGATGCTGATGCTACCACTGGCCCAAACATGACCTTTTTTAGAAACTCATCAAGTGCTGCTGATGGTGACCAAACGGGTTCTATATTTTTTATAGGTAAAGATGATGCAGGCAATGATACCACTTATGGCGGTATTACAAC